ACAGGCCGCCCGTGCCATTCGAGCCACTCTCGCCCTGTGCGCCGTCGTACATCTTGGTGATGGAGATGGTGTCATAGACATCGGAATCATCGGTCACCAGCATGATCTGCGCCACATTGCCCACAAATACACTGTGGGAAGGCTTGACCACCAGGGTACCGCCCGTGATGGAGGCATTGTCCGAGGTGGTGGGGTAATCCGTCCAGACGCCGGAGCTGTTTTTATACTGCCACTTGGAGATGGAAACGCCCTGTACCTGGGCCGTCAGGGTGGCCTGAGATGCCCCCACCAGGGCGGAAGCCGTGTCATACTTGAACACATAGGTGTCCGCCGTTACATAGGCCAGTCTTGCGTTCTCCGCATTCTTCACCAGCGTATAGGTGATGTCCGAGGAGATGTTGACCGTATTTTTGGTCTCCGAATCATAGTAGCTGATATAGCAGATATAGGTGATCATGCCGGAATCGGAATCCGCCAGCTTATCGCTGCTGACGGTTAAAATGCCGCCGGATACCGATTCACCGGAGGTCAGACTGCTCTCCGCGCCTGTCCCGTCCTTCCGTTTCCAAGAGATGGTCAGCCCGTTTGCTGACAGGGACAGGCTGGTCTGGTCGAGAAAGATCACCGGCGTCAGCGTCAGGTTGGTTGCCGCCCAACTGGGCGCATAGGTGTGGGGCAGCACATTGGGGTCCTCACTCTGGGTCTTTGGCAGATTGGAAGTGATATAAGCAGACAGCTTTCGCTGGTCTGTGATGTCAACGAAGGTCTGCTGGCTGGAAGTGAGTATGGTCGCCATAGAAAAATTCCTCCCTGTTAAATTGTAACCTCACAGCAGAAGGACGCATTGTCCGTCACATCTTCTGTGGAAATCGTAACCTGTTTCATTCCGGTGTGGCAGCTGTCCCAATTGGCGTCCGCCTCCTCGTCGCCGGAATATCTGTGCCAGACAAATCCGCTGGCGGGAATCGTATCGGTGATGTCCGCATCCCAGGAATACACCACGCATTTCAGGATGCTGCTCTGCCCCTTGTCCCGGAAGATGCTCACGCCCTCCACCCGCAGCTCCGTCCGGTACAGTTTGGACGCCGTGATCTCGTCCATTTTGCCGGAGATCACTTCTATTTTGGTGGTCTTCCCCAGCAGGTCATCCTCCAAAGCTGCAATGTTCTGGTTCTGCTTTGCGGAGATGGCGGTCAGCCGTACCCCGGTGGCGCCGATGGTGATGGTGCTGTTTGCCGGATCCAAAAAATCGACGGTTTTCGACAGGCACAGGTACCGACCGTCTATGCCGTGGGGAGCGGAGACGCAGTCCACATACTGCCTTGCGTGGATGGAGCCGATGTCCGCTCCCGTGTCGGATTCATCCACAATGGTCAGTTCCATGCTGGTCACGCCCTGGATCAGCTCCTTTAGCCTTGCTTTGGCTTTTCTCAGCAGATTGGACGCAAGGGTCACATCCTCCCAAATTTCAGTCGCCCAGATCCAGCCGATTTCGGTTACCGTGTCCTCGTCATAGATATAGTTCACACCGTCATTGACAGATGTGATATCCAGCCGGGTATCGGTTTCCACCTCATTGCCTTCTTCATCCGTTTCGGTGAGCTTTGCCCCAAGAGGGATCAGCGCGGTCACCCGTTCCGTATGGTCGCGGGTGATGCTCACATCCAGCAAATTCTTCCCGTACTCCACCGTCTGAACCGACCGTGCGTCAAAGTCGGCAAGGTAGTCCAGATATTTCACATCGCCCTCATAGCGCACCTGCAGGTAGCCGCCGTGGGTATCCAGCAGCTTTGCTTTGATGGCATCCATCGTGGCGGAATACTCCGAATTGCTATAGCTGATATAGTCGTTGTCATCCGTGACCGTAACATTGCCAAGGGCAAACTGCTTCTTGCTCTCCACTGCGGCGTTGTGGTTGGAAATGAACAGTTCCAACAGTCCTGCCAGCGTCCCGGAATAATCGTAGGGCGGCTGCTGGGTATCCTTAAGATAGGCGAGACAGGATTCGCACTTCCAGGTATGGGTGTTATAAAAATCGCTGCCGTCATCCAGGGCTCTGCCCTCGAATACCACCGCATCGTCCTTTTTGCAGATGATGGTGGACGCCATGGGCTTGATGGCAGTCAGGTATGGATGGTTATGGGGAGCGGACAGGGTGAAGCTGTCGATGTTCTCCGCGTCTTCATTGAGCTGCGCCTGCGTGATGGCCAGCTGAGACAAGTGGGGATGATAGAACAGGCTTCCGTCCACAAATACACGAAACAGACTCATAGGCGTCCCTCCCGGTAAGAGAAGGTGGTAACGCCGGAGCCTGTGATAGTGATGCTGTTGGTTCCCTGTGACAGTTCCAGTTCCGGGAAAGTCCATGCCCCGGCACTGACGGATTTATAAAAGCTGTCCCCTCCCACACTCCATGCCAGCGCGGTTTCCGCCGTAGTGGTGACCGTGGGAACCACCGGCATATAGTCGCAGGAGAGCTCTATTGTTCCACTGCCCGTGATGGTCGCCACAGTCTCATCGACATGGTAGCGGTAAGAGTCGCCGTCCTCGCAGGTGATGACCATTTGCCCCTTATGGGTCAGCGGGTCATAGGCCGGCTCCATCTGGAGCGTTCCCACCGCATATAGATTCGGCTCCTCGCTGGTGATCACCTCCGCCAACTGTCCGGCGTAGGGGTTTACCAGCAGTGCCACCAGTTCATTGAACCGGCTCCGGCTTCCCAGCATGGACAGGGTAATGGTAAAACTCCGGGGATTGTAAGCCACACGCCCCAGAGCTTCCGTGTAACGGATGGGAGAATTTCTACCCGGCACAATAATCGTATTGGTCTGCGACTGTGGCGTTGGAAAGTCGATGCTCTCCCGCAGCCAGCCCAGAGAACTGAGCCATACGCCGTTTATTTTGATGTCAGGTCTCATAGGCTCAGCCTCCTTTGCAGCTTCTGGCTCTGCCCCAGCTGACCATCGATGGCCGGGAGCAGATGTCCCACCAGCGTCCCATCATCCAGATACAGGCCCTTAGACGAATTATCCGCGATGATGGACAGATACTTCTCCATCCGGCTGGTATTGAGATAGCTGGACAGCATATTCTCTAACTGGTCATAGAAGCCTTTCAGCGGAAGAACCGCCTCGGCTCCCGCTTCGCCGCCGGCCATGAGGGAGCTGCCGTTCATGCCAAAAATGGTCGGGCTGGCTAAGATACCGCCCTCTTTGTACCACTGGATGGACAGCTTTGGTACGCTGGGCGGGGACAGGGAGAAGCTGCCCGTGATAGAGAAGTGCGGCAGCTTGATATCCGGGAACTTCAGTTTCAGCCCGGAGAAGAAGCTGCTGATTTTGTCCAGCGCATTCTTGACAGTCGTTTTCGCCGCCTCAATCGGTTTTGTAATCGTCTCCTTGATCGCGTTCCAAACGGAAGAAGCTGTGGCTTTGATGCCATTGAACACAGAGGATACCGTGCTTTTCACACTCTCAAATACGGAACTGACCTTGCTCTTGATACCGTCTACCACGGTACCGATTGCGGATTTAATTCCGTTCCAGACCGTAGAGGCCACGCCCTTGATGGCGTTAAACACGGTGCTGACGGTGTTTTTGATGGCGTTAACCACCGTGCTTACCTTCGTGCTGATGGCTGTCCAAATGGTGGAGATCACATTCTGGATCGCCGCCATGACTGTGGAAATAACGGAGGATATGGCGTCAATCGCGCCGGACACCTTTTCTGTGATTGCGTTCCAAACGGCTTCAATCGTCTCGTGGCAGTTTTCCCAGATGAACCGAAACGGCAGGGTGATAATATCCCATGCCGCTTCCAGAATGGAGCCGATAAGCTGAATGCCCACGCTGACCACATTCTTGATAGTCTCCCAGATACCCGTAAAGAAAGAAACGACGCCGTTCCAAATGTTCACGAAAAAATTCTTGACGCCTGTCCAGACTTCCTCCCAGCTTGTGCCAAACCAGCCCAACACCGTATCCGCGATGCCTTTAATCAGGTTGAGAGCCGTTGAAAATACACCCGTGATGCCATTCCAGATGCCGGAGAAGATTCCTTTCACGCCGTTCCACAGCTGCGACCAGTTCCCGGTGAACAGACCGATAAACACATCCAAAAGCCCGGTGATTACATCCAACACAGTCCCCAGGACAGCGGAGATCGCGGCAAAGGCGCCCTCAAACACAGGCGCCAGCAGATTGCAGAACCCATCCCAGATGGATTTTAGTACATCCACAATGGACTCAAAGTCAAAGCCCAGGGCATTCAGCCGCTCCGTAATGCCGGAGGTAAATTCCTCAAACTTGGATTTGATCCCCTCCCAGATGCCCGTGATTGCAGAGCGGAACTCCTCGTTGGTATCCCACAGGTGCTTAAACGCTGCCACAAGCGTGGCAATGACTGCCACCACCGCCAGCACAGGCCCGGCCACGGCGCTGATGGCACTGCCAAGCCCGGTAATGGAGCCGCTGCTCCCGGCGATCTTTACGCCAAGTTTCCCGACCGTTTTTGCCAGAGAGGAGAAGCCTTTCATGGCACTGCCAACAGAGGATACGGTTTTGCCCAGAATGATGAGCAGAGGACCGATAGCGGCAACGATAGCTGCAATGCGAACGATGGCCTGTTTCTGACTGTCATCCATCGCATTCAGCTTATCCACGAAGCCCTGTATTTTCTCCACGATGCTCTTGATGGCAGGGAGCAGGATCTCACCAAAAGAAATCGCCAGCCCTTCAATGGCTGACTTCAAAATGGTAAGCTGACCGGAAAGGTTGTCCAACTGGGTATCCGCCATTTGCTGGGCCGCGCCGCCGCTGTCGGTGATGGATTTCTGCAAATCGTCCCAGGTATCGCCCGTGTTGGCGAGCAGGGAGTTGACGGCGGCAAGGTCGGTCTTATTGAAGATCTTGCTGATAATGTTGTTCTTTTCTTCTGAGGTCATGCCGTCCATCGCCGTATTCATGTCGCCCAGAATATCATTGAGGGAGCGCATATTCCCCTCGGCATCGTAGACCTGCACTGACATATCCCCGACGGCAATCGCGCCGTCCTCACAGCCTTCCTGCAAAGACAGAAGTACATTTCGGAGGTGGGTGCCGCCCTCGGCGCCCTTGATGCCGTTGTTGGCGAGGATGCCAAGGGCCGTATTTAACTCTGCCGTACCGCCCTTGATGGACTTTGCCGTAGCGCCGATTTTCAGGATGCCTTCGCCTAACTGTGCCACAGAGGTATTGGTGGTAGATGCTGTCCGAGCCATCTGGTCTACCATGGTATCCGCCTCATCGGTTTCCATGCCCAGGGCGGACATGGCGTCGGTGACCATATCCGATGCGGATGCAAGGTCGATGCTTCCAGCCGCCGCAAGGTTCAGCACAGTCGGCAGAGTGTCGCACATCTGCTGGGTATCGTATCCGGCAAGTGCCAGATAATTCAGAGCCTCGGCGCACTCGCTTGCGGAGAAGGCGGTCTCTGCGCCCATCTTCTTGGCAAGGTCAGACAGGGTGTCCATGGTATTGACGGTCTGACCATCCACCTCGGACATAGCGTCTTTGGTGATACCCATAGTGGCCTGCACCTGGGACATACTGCTTTCAAAGTCTGCCGCCGTGGTAACCGCCGCAGTACCAAGGGCTGTCACACCCGCCGTCACAGGCAGGAGCTTCGTTCCCACGCCGGAGATGGTGTTTCCCACCGACTCCAGCTTGTCGCCTACTTCTTCGATTTTGGCAAGGGCAGCGTTGGACTCCACAGCCTGCTCCTGGAGCTTTTTTAATTCCTGCTCGGTCTCGATGATCTCTCGCTGCAGGGCGTCATATTTGTCCTGTCCCAGATCGCCGCTTTCCAGCTGCGCCTTTGCCTGTTCCTGGGCGGTTTTTAAGGTGTCCAGCTTTTCTTTGGTGGAACCGATCGCATCCTTCAGGAGCTTCTGTTTCTGGGTCAGCAGTTCGGTGTTGGATGGGTCCAGCTTCAGCAGCTTGTTGACATCTTTCAGTTCCGACTGTGTGCTTTTAATGGTGGAATTGACGCCCTTTAACGCCTTTTCTAGCCCTGTGGTATCGCCGCCGATCTCGACCGTGATCCCCTTGATTCTATTTGCCATGGTTTCACCTCCCCAAAGGCAGAAAATAATTTGAAATTAGATTGCTTTACGCTTGCTTTTAGCAATCGTTTGTGATATAATAAAGCCATACAATCCAGTGAGGTGATTATAATGGCAAGAACCGCATCCAGAACCGCAAATGTATATACAAGAGTCGATCCTGAAACAAAAGAGCAGGCAGAAGCTATCCTCAACCAGCTTGGTATTCCCATGTCCAATGCAATCGGGATGTTCCTGAAACAAGTTGTTCTCCAGCATGGCATACCGTTTGAGATGAAGCTCCCGACTGCAAAGCCGGTCGCTATCGGTGGCATGACAAAGGAACAGATTGACATTGAACTTCAAAAGGGCATGGATGATATTGCTGCTGGCCGCGTTGTCCCCGCAAATGAAGTGGAAGCTGAGATGAGGAGACTTTATGGCGTATGAAGATGAACATTGTCTATACCGTTCAGGCACAGCAGGATTTAAAAAACATCTACGAGTATATTGCCTATTCGCTGCTTGTGCCCGATACGGCCCGCAGCGTGTATCAAAAAATCATACAAGGCGCACATTCACTCGAATCCATGCCGGAGCGCAATCCTCTCTATAAAGAAGAACCTTGGCGTAGTCAGGGTGTGCGTTTTTTACCGGTTAAGAATTATTTGTTGTTCTATACCGTCAACAGCGAAACACATACGGTATCGGTCGCTCGAATTCTGTACGGCGGGATGGATATCAGCCGTCAGTTGGAAGAAAGCATCAATTTTTCGTGAAACCATAAAAGAGGAAGCGCCGATTCTTATCGACGCTTTTCCTATCTCAAAATTGATCGAACTCCCTTTGTCCGGCAATCTTTACATATGCTTTGTTTGCCACGCTGTCATTACCTTTCTCGGTCCAGATTTCCAGTACCAATCCGATGGTGAGGAGGTCGAGATCCGCAATGGAGATCCCAATCTCCACGCATCGGAGCAGGAAAAGTGCCGTAGTCATTTCCCGGCTGGTGCGGGTCAGTTTTTTTTAGAAGTCACCTGCGTCTGGAGGTTGCTGCCCCACAGTTCCAGAATTTCCGGCAGGATTTCATAAATAGAGAACATCTCAAACTGGTCAAGCCAGTCATCGATGGTGCTGGGGATGGTGTGGTCGGCATGGTAGGCCATGATATAGGCCACATTCTCAAAAATCTCCAGATCTTCGATCTCCATGGAGGAGCCATCTGCACCGCCCTTTTCCTTGTAGGACTGCTCCAGTTTTGCCAGGTCTTTAAAAATATCCCGCCCGAACTTGATGCGGTACAGGCGGGGAATGGTAGCGGAGGAGCGGAATTTCACATCCTTGCCGCAGATATTGATGGTTTTCTCAAGCATAACTTACCCTCCTTATTCTGCCGCCGTTTCCACAGGTGTATAGACCGACTGGTACCAGTTGGCGTATTCCGTGCTGTCCGTGGTATCGCCGGTACGAGCTTTCACCAGACCGTCCGAGCGAGGATCAGCGGTAATGGACAGCGTTTCGGTACCCGGCTCAATGGTATCCTCCTTGGTTTCGGACTCGATAGATGGACGGGAGGCAGTGCAATTATACAGCACATGACGGATCGCGTTTACATCGCCGTCAAACTCGAACAGCAGTGCGAACTTCACGCTCTCGCCCACATCGCTGTTTTCTACCAGCACTCCGTTGGTGTCCAGCGTTTCCTGCAGGATTTCCGTGCGGAACCATTCGGGAATCAGGGCGATCTCCAAATCGCCGGAGTATCCGTTGTTGGTCACGCTGCGGAAATACACGATCCCGTCCGCATAGAACGGGCTGGATTCACCCTCCGCGTCCAGACTGATGCTGACCGCGCCGGGGATGGACTTGGGCGCGGCATAGGAAAAACTGGTCACGCCGTCCGTTTCGGTTTCCGTCAGCTTGGCGGCATGGACGTTTTTCAGATTGTACTTGACTTTATTTCCCATAGAAATCAAACCTCCATTTCAAATGTGTACAGGACTTCATAGAGCTTTTCGCTCTCAATCCAGACTTCTGTTTTTTCATAGAAGATGCCCTGGGCATCCAGCGCACCCTCCAGTTTCTGTTCTGTTTCCAGATCCTTAAAATCGGTGTACAGTTCGATATCCACTTCACTGATTTTGTCATACACCATGCCATCTGCGGAGAAGTTATCGCTCCTGGGCAGGAGGTAGCAGATAAAAGGCGGGTCAGGGCTTTCTCCCTCGGCAAAGTGGTCGTAGGCGAAGGGGATGCCCGTTCCTCTTAAAATTTCCAGCAATGTCTCCATGTCAGCCTCCTAATGCTTTCGTGATCAGATCTTCCAGCATCTCCACACCCGTTTCTTCCGCAGGTGCGATATGGGGGATCGCCCTTACTCTCCCGCCGCCGCGCTTGGCATGACCCTTTTCCAACAGGTGAGCCAGGCGGTACCGGGTAGGGGAGTACACGGTCTGCTGCAGCGAGGTGCTGGACTCCGCTGTCGTTTTTGCTTTCCAGCTGCTTGCATAAGCCCCCGTATCCTTTGGAGCGTTGGCAGATATCTGCTCTTTCACAGCCTTGGCGGATTTCTTCACCGCCTTTTTCATATCCGATGCGGCCAGATCCGCATATTCTTTTAATCCTTCGTTGATGGCATCCGCCATCTCATCAATGCTCACCGTCCTGCTCATGACCTTACCTCCTTCCGGCACAGCAGCTTGATTTCTTTCCTGTTGTAATTCATCATGTCTACGGACGCGATGTTATACACATCCCCGTGGAAGATGACACGGAAACCCGTGGAGGAGATATTCTTAAGCTCCGAGCAGTAGCGGACACTGAACGTAATGGTGCGCTCCTCTGTTGTCACCTCGCCAGACTTCTCCTCCGCCTCATAGGTGGATGCGTAGGTGGAACAGGAGAAATAATCCTCCCAGGTATTTAAGTGGTTTCCGATGCTGTCTACCACCACCGTGGTTTTCTGGATGGTGATCCGTTCGTTCATCCTCCCGATATCCATATCAGAAATTCACCCCTTCCCGCACAGCAAACAGGATCGAACGCAGGGTGAGCGTCAGATCGTGGTGGTCCGCCTCCTCCCTGTGTTCATAGAGATACGCCAGGGAATAAAGCACCGCCCCTTTCATAATGGCCGCAATGCCTTTTCTGGTTTCATCCGTGTACTCCGGCTCCTCCAGTTCCTCCCCGCCGGCATGGGTCACGACTGCGCACTCGGGGGCGAAGCCCTCGACGTGTTCCTTTTCCTTCTC